AATTGAATTAAGATTTTTGTTTTGTAATGCTCGCAGAAGTCTGGCGATAAAATCATTTTTGTTTTCTTTTAAGGTAACGCTGAAGTGTTTCGTCGGCTTCCTCTTCTATCCATCTCGTTGCTTGGGTCACAACTTCTACCCACTCCTCTCCGATTTTTACCTCCCAATCCCACCTATAACAATCATCTTGGTGATTGGGCCAACATCTAAGGGGATAACCGCGCCAGCATTGTTCTTTTGGATTATTCATCTTGTCCTGATAGGAATTGTTTTTGTTTTTTGATTTCGCTTCGCAAGGATTCATTTTCTGCATCTAACGCCTTAATTCTTGCGTTGAGTAGGTCGATTAAAATTTCCATATCTTGCATATTTTCCTTCGCCACTTTTGTGAGGCTTATTAAGTTGGTTATGATATTAAACATAAAAAAGATTTTCAGAATCAGCCACGCTCATTTTAACATTAAAAATCCCTTCCAAATCCATTTCTCTTTCCATAATCATTCTTGAATAGAAGGCTCGGTAGCAGTTGCTTAATTTAAAAGGCTGATCGGAACTTGTTTGTATCCAAAAGTTCCATCTCAACACCTCGTAAAGCATTCCTATTCCAATAATAGAATAAGGATTCTTGCGTTTAAACTGGCGAGCTAATGCCACCAGTTCGGTGTAAATGTGAGGGTTTTCTGTGTGGAATTTGCAGAATCTTTTTCCGATTTCTGAATTAAAAAATCCCAAATCTAATTGGGTGTCAGAACCATTTTCTTTTTTCATTTTTACTTCCTTTTTGATCTTTGTTTCGTTCGATATAAGCTGCGATTTTTTCTAGGTCTTTTTCAGCTTCCTCTCTACCACTCGGCGAGTCATCGTAGGTATGTTTGTAACTCGGTAAGGGCTCACCTCGTTCGATGCGAGAACCTACTGGGCAGTCATTAACACAGATGACAAGCCGAATGGCGAGAAGTGGCTTCATTAGAACGGAATTTCGTCTCCGTCCATATCTAAGTTCAACGGCTCTTTGCGATAGGCGTTTGCTTTGGCGATAATATGCTCATCACGTTTTGGGGTCGGCAATTTCTGCCTATCTTGCCTATCTAGCCAATTCTGTTTTTCTACGCCGTGAATCCAACGACCAAGTGTATTTACTTTTTGGTCGGTATATTTGGTGCTGTCTTCCTCGCCAATAACGGCAAAGGCAATCTCGCCAATTACATCTTCTGGCTCAATTTCAACTTCCTCGCCAGAGACAACGGATTTACCAATCGAAGCGAGAAAATTATCAATATTCTCCGCGCATTTTGGAATGAAGGTTAAGTAATGCCAGATTGTCGGCCCTTCTGAACTATCTGGAAGAATAATCTTACACTCCAGTTTGATCATCGGGTTGCCGTTCTTGCTGGTTTGATTTTCTGCTTTTTTAACCTCTATTTTATAAACGTCTGGCTTGACGTAATAGATTGGTGAGTTTGCTTGTCCTTGTATGTATTTAGGCATCTTATTTTTTGTTTCTATTTTATTGTTGGTCAGCGTTTTTTGGGATGCGCTACCCCCCTTTGCCCCTACGATCGGGATTTCCCAATCTTGCGAGGAAATTATTTAACTTTTGTCTGTCTTAGTTGTGGCGAAGGTGCTCCCATTTGTATCGCCGTTAAATCTGGATCAACTCCGTTTTTGGAGCAAAATTCTAGGTAGTTTTTTTCGCTCATCTTCCCGCCTAAAGCAAGCACTAATGTTTCCTTCGATATATTTTCTGCCGCTTTAATAATCGCTGGCGATTCGACGAATTTCCTGCCGCTGGAGTGCGTTAGCTTCCATCCAGAAATTTCTTCCCCACCTTCAATGCGAGCTTTCAAAAGCTCTAAAATCGGTTCAGCTATCTCCTTCTCTACAAGCTTCCATTGCTTGGCAAATTCGCCTAGTGTTTCGGGCGTGGCAAGGATTCTATTTTTTATTGCGTCGATGGAATTTCCAGAAGCTTCTGGTATAATTGCAACTGCTGATTCCGCCTGTCGAACGATAGCGGAGCAATTATTGAAATGTTTGCACCAGCTACAATATTCACAAGGAACAGGCTTTGCCGAATCGCTCGTAGATTTCCCCACGATGGTCTCTACGACATTCATCGCATCGTCGTAGGTAAACTCATACGATCGGACGATCCTTTGATCCACATAAACGACATGAGCCGTCCATTTACTGGCGAAATTATCTTCCATACAAGCAAGCGCATAAGCGGCAAGTTGTTGTTTGTAATTTCGCGCCTGTCCAGTTTTTATATCGGCGACCCATTTTTGATCTTTGCAAATGGCGTCGGCTGTTCCCATCTTTGATAATCGCGGGACGGCCATCGCTAGGTATTCCTCGCGGGTTTCAATAAACGATCCGTGCGCCAATTCAAACAACTTTTCGATCCCCCACGCAATCGAATCGTAATCCTCATCGGCTTTGAATTTCTCAAGGTCTGTGCTTTTGAAAAACGTAGACTTATGGATGAAATTACGAATCTCTATGTCGATTCTTGTTCCACGATTGGCGGCAGAGGATGTTCCATCCGCTCCTTCAAAAAGTGGACATTCATCAAGTTTAGGAAGCATACTAGGTGATATTTCTTTGCTCATACAATAAATGCTTTTGCTGCCTCGATAAATTTATCCGCTTTTGCGGAAATTCTTAGCAGATAATCCTTTTTGCAATCTCGCCAAGTTTGATGTTCTTGGATTTCTCCTTTCGCCAGTAAAAATGCATTGACTAAACTTTCGTTGTCCATAAGTACGCCTTGCCATACGGGAATCTCGGCTGATTCTTTTTCGGTGAATAGGTGCTCTACGCTTTCCCATAGCATCGGCATTTCTTCTGGAAGCCCCGATCTGGTCTTAGCGTCATACGCCGCACTATGCGTAGTCTGAATAATTCTTTCCTTGCCTCCTAGTCCCTTACCTTTGCCACTTTCGCTTGTGGAAACTTTAGTCTTAAAGCGCATGAACCAAAGCTCGTCTGCCCATTCCTTCACCAACGGCAGAGAATGTTTTGTTAGTTTTAATTCATATCGGTCGTATGCGGCAAGGGCATCGGGAGCCTCGAATCTTGCGATTCTGGAATGCGCGATTAAAACCACATTTTTGCCAGCATCAATTAATTCGTCAAGAGACATTAGAATGCGGCTAATTCTTTCCGCGACCATAATCCATCCCTTGCCATAACCAAAATCTTCAATAGAGGTTTTTTTTGTGGATGCCAGTAAATCTTCCTGTCCTAATCGCTCTGCCCAATCAATGGAATCAATTACGATGGTTTGGAAGTCTGTCGTTTTTGCTTCATTTATTGCCGCGACCAATTCCTTCCAATCCTTAATTTCTGACCTATCAATATCCAGATGCGCTGAACCCAGTTCAATGTCCAGAAACAAAGGTTTTGGGAATTGGGAAGCAAACGTGGTTTTTCCTACCGACTCAACGCCATAAATCACAATGCGTTGCGCTCGTTTTATTTTTCCGCTTATTATTTTCATATTTTTAGTTTTTGTTGATTATTTGCGTTCAGTTATTGGATAAATGCCATGATCAATTTGATGCGAGGCTTTTTTGGCGTGGAGTCGGGCAACATATTTTAATCTAGCCGAGGCTTCTCTTTCGGCGGCGCGACCATAATTGATCAAATCTTGAGTTTTTCCAAGATATTCGAGCAACTTCACTCTTTCATCTCGGTGTTTTTGCATCTCATCTTGAGCATTTTTTATTTCTACAAGGAGTTGTTCAACCTCCATTTTTTCAACTTTGCGAATGCGCTCTGTTGTTTCTTGCGGTTTCATATTTCTAGTTTTTTATGTTTAGTTGGTTTGCTGCATATACGGCTACAGCTAGAGCCGCCCACTTGTGTGAGGAAATTCCGTAGGTCGGGCCTTTGTTCTTTTTAGTTCCCTGACTCCCTAGAAGGTCAACCAATGCTTGGCGCACGTTTCCATCTTTCGCTCGCATTGAGCCGCACAGGGACATTTTAATATCCTTGCGATAGAGTTTCATGCTGGGTGCGTGACTAACCTCGATAAAGCGACCAATCCAGAGGCACGTTTCAAACACTGACTTACCTACCGCCATTCCATAACTCGCAATCATTTCAAGCGCACAAACGTCATACTCTCGACCAATTAAAATCTGTCGCATCTCGGCGTTTGGAACATAACCGCTATCTAAGATCTCGCCGCCTTTGTAGATTACGAATGCGGAATGCTCTGGCCCCGAATCAATAGCAAATATGGTTTTCATTTGAATGCCTGAAGGCGAATTGCGCTTTCATCAAAACCTAACGCCTCGCAGATAATTCTAAAAAATTCTCCACGAAAAAATGTGCTTGCGCTTGTCCGATAAAAATCTTGATCGCGGATGCAGGAAAGGGATTCAAAATTCTTTTCGCATCGAATATCTTGGTAGGCTTGCTCAATTATCCTACAAGCAATTTTTGTAACAAATTCATCGGAGATTTCCATTTGTTATTTTCTTTCGCGGCGATTTTGGCGATTCATCCACCAGCGGCGTGTTTCCTCGCCTTTGGTGGTTGCTGTATAATTGCCCAAGGTATATCCCGCCATCATGGAAAGGATGCAACCAGCGGCGTAAATTAGGATGAAAGTAAGTGCGGTCATAGGATTTTATTCGTAGATTGCGGCGATAAATTTGGCGCGGTCAAATTGAGGATTAATTTTTTTAAAGGTTTCGCAAAGTCTGTCAATTATTTTTTCTACAACTTTCCAATCCCGAGTGGAAAGGCATTTTGTATATTCTTCGCCGAGCATTTCGGCGATTTCTTGGAAGTGGTTCTTGTTCATATTTTTAGTTTTGTGAAAATTCGAGATCGGCGATTCCTTGGGCATCGCTTCGGTCTAATCCCGCTTCCTCTAAGGCTTCGACCCTAGAGTTCCAAGCGGCGTATTGCGGAGATTCTTCGTGGCAGGGTGGGAGAGTCATATTTTTAGGTGCCCAAATTGGTTTTATTTTTTTCCAGTGCATATTATTTGGATTTTGGAAAATTGTAAAAGGAAGCGGAGCGAAGAAATGCGGTTCCGTATTTGGCATGGAAAGCGCAACTGGCTTTCGAGATTTGCATTTGGATTTCCCAAGAGTTTGATGATTTCATATTTATAGGTTTTTAGGTTTTTTTCGCTTGAGGTGATCTCAACCGATGAAGTGATGATCGTTCATTTCAATGCATTTGGAAAGAATATATTTTAATTATTTTTGCTTCTTACATTCTATCGTTGCAAACGATACGTGATACATATTGCGCTCCGTCTCGGTAGTAAACTTCCAGATCAGCTTGCAGTTCCTGCAAAGCCTCATCTAGCGGCTCACAATCATCCCGCAGGATGAAACCCGATTCAAGGAATCCAGCGTTACAGGCTGATCCGAAAACAAGTTTTGTATCGGTTTCAAGAACATCAAAGTATTGACCGCTTTCAATTTCCAAAATCCCGATATGTGAGGCGTAAGCAATGTTTGAAATGCTCCACTTTTTTTGATTCGTCATATTTTAAAATTTGAAAAACAGGGAAGCGGGTAGTTTTCCCGCTCCCCCACTTTTGTTTTTTTAGTTGAGGAAACTTTCGGCGAGATTCCAGAGCGACCGATTGACGTTGAGATCGGCCGATGGCGAGGTGATACGGCGGATTCCTGAGCCTCGGTGACTTCCTTGCGTGAGATTCTCTTGAATGCGATTGAACGTAAGCCAAAGGTTACTTCCGCTGTCTTCGTGGCGACGAATTTCGTTGACGGCATTCCGGCGATTGTTCCACTTGTGAACCTCCTTTAGCGGTGAGCCCTCTTCAAGTGCGCGGTAGCGAAGCTTGATAGCCTCTTCCACGAAAGATGCCTGTTCTGGAAGGGTAAGTTCCCTGCTGGTCATTTGAGTGATTTTATCAGTCAACTCAGATGCACGATTCACAAGGCGCATGACGCCATCGTTAATCAGCGAGATGTTTGCCTTGCGATGCGTGTAACGAATCTCGTCTTCGGTGTTTCCGCTGACCATTCCGTTAGTGCAAACAAGTCGGTAAATGCCGAGTAGCATTCGGTATGATGAGCCGCCATCGTGCGAGTTGATCAAAACGATTTCGGGAAACGAGTCGCCAACTTTAGGCATCAGAGATTGATGCTGAAGTCGGACGATGTGCCTTTGAAATCCCTGACGCTCATCCTTTCTTACTTTGTGGATTTGTATTTTGCGCGGAGTGAAGCCAAGCGAAGCTAAATTATCAATGATTGATCTGGAAGAGATGAATCCATATTTGCTGCTGGTTGTGGAAGCCGAGCGAACGGCGTCGATTGCGTTTAGTTGAGTTTGCCCTTGGATTAAGGTGAGTTCGTTCATATTTTTAGTTTCTATTTTTATTGGTTGTTGGTTTGGTTTGGTGTTTAGGGGAGAACTTCAATGTTACTTTGAAAGTGGGATAGGGCTGTTTTTTTGCATTCGGCGTAAGTTCCAGTAATGAGCATCACTTCCCGTTTTTCATCAAGAGGGCTTCCCATAGGAACCCATTCTTGAAATGCCCAACAGCCACGTGAGCGAGGCTTTTTTGAATGAGAGACTAGATATCTATTGGTGCAGCAGTAGGGTTTCATGTATTTAGGTTTCTTTTTTTAGAAAAGGAGCGGGGATTGAACCCGCTCCGGTTTGGTTAGGCAATTTGGTTTCTTACCTTGAACAGCGAGCAAAGCATTTCAGAGGCGACTTTTTCATGGCGGTCACGAAGGTCATTGTAATGAATCACCTCTAGATCAAAAGGAACTCTCGGTTGTAGTTCTTTCATCCCCGCAATCGCTGTTTTTTTAGTCCAGTAGATTGAATTGCGATTCCACATAGCTAAAAACGAATAACCGCCTTCACGTTTTTCAATGGATTGAGTTCTCCCCTTGATTGCAATAGTAAATCCGGAACCCATGATGCAAGGGGCACTTCGATTTGAGCGGGTTTCGCGGATATCTCTGACGTAGGTTTTGATGAGTGATTTGATTTGGTTTTTCATATATTTAGGTTTTTTATTTTTAGGTTTAATCAGAGGAAACCGCTTCCTTTGATGCACTTAGTCTCTCATTTTTTCCAGAATTGGAAAGA